AGACCGTCGGCAAGCTCAAACGCTTCAAGCGCATCGCCCTACGCTGCGAGAAGACAAAGCGAAACTTTGCTTCCTTCGTCGCGCTCGTCGCAGGCTTCATCTTGGCCAAATCCGTCCACACGGCCTAACCCCGAAGGCAAGGGTCACAGATGCCGAAGCTCACCAAGAAAATCGTTGACGCGGCCGAGCTGCGGGAGAAGCCGTATTTCATCTGGTGCAGCGACCTTCCCGGCTTCGGCGTCCGTGTCTTTCCGTCCGGCAAGCGGGTCTATTATGCCGATTACCGCAACAAGTCCGGCCAGCGGAAGAGAATGACCATCGGGCCTCACGGCAAGCTGACGACCGAAGAGGCCCGCAAGCTCGCCATGATGACGCTGGGCGACGTTCTGAAGGGTGAAGATCCAGCCGAGGAACGGGCTACGCGCCGCAACTCCCTCACCGTGAAGGAGCTATGCGCCAACTACCTCGAAGCGGCCGAGCGTGGCTTGATCATGGGCAAGGGCGGCCGGGCGAAGAAAGCCTCTACCCTCTACGTGGATCGTGGCCGGATCGAGCGGCACATCATCCCCTTGCTGGGCTCGAAGCTGGTTCGTGACCTGGCGCAAGCCGACATTCACCGCTTCATCCGTGACGTGGCGGCCGGAAAGACCGCCACCGTCGAGAAGACCGGCAAGCCGCGCGGCAAAGCTATTGTTGAGGGTGGGACCGGCACGGCCGCCCGCACCGCCGGCCTGCTGGGCGGCATCCTGTCCTTCGCCGTGTCCGAAGGCGTCATTCCGTTCAACCCGGCGCAAGGCGTGAAGCGTCCTGCCGACAAGAAACGCCGGCGGCGGCTCACTGCCGAGGAGTACCGCCGGCTGGGCGAGGCGCTTGAGAAAGCCGAGGCGGAGGCCGAGACGGAACAGGCGCTTCATGGCATTTGGCTGCTTGCCCTGACGGCTTGCCGCCTGGACGAAATCCAAGGTCTGAAGTGGTCCGAGGTGGACGAGGCGGGGGGCTGCTTCAGGCTGGATGATTCGAAAGAGGGTGCATCCGTCCGGCCCATCGGCCGCCCGGTTTTCGATCTGCTGGCGAGGATCGAGAGGCGGAAGGGGTGTCCCTATGTCCTACCTGCTGTGAGGGGTGGCAACGGCCATTATGGCGGCCTGCCGGGTGGGTGGAAGCGGATCGCGGAGCGGGCAAAATTCACGGACGTGACGCCGCACACCCTCCGGCATTCCTTCGCCAGCGTTGCCGGCGACTTAGGCTTCACCGAGAGCACCATTGCCGCAATGCTGGGCCATGCGGCCGGATCGGTGACAAGCCGCTATGTCCATCACCTCGATAGCGTCCTGATCGCGGCGGCCGATAAGGTGGCGCGGACGATCCATGCGCAAATGACGGGCGAGGAAGGGAAGGTCGTGCAGCTACCAAGCCGGGCGGCGCGGTGATTTCGTTTCCAGATTGATCATTTTCGTGGGGAACAAGGGGAACATGGGGAACAGCCGCGCTAACCCATTGATTCATAAGGGCACAATTCCGTGCCGGGTCTGTTCCCCAACGCTCTTGGGCTTGGGGAACAAGGGGAACAGCCAAGAAACCTGACCCAGGGCTGTTGAAGACAAACCGTTGGCCTTGCTCAATAAAGGCCAAGCTGCATAGAAAACTGAATGATCGTTTTCATTGATGAGTCGGGCGACCCAGGGTTCAAACTGGCAAAGGGATCCTCTGCCGTATTTGTATTGGCCTTGGTCGCGTTCCAGTCATCTGAGCAAGCGGCCCGCGCCGGCACAGCAATTGATGAGCTTGCTCGCAAATCGGGCATCAAGGGCGAGTATAAGTTCAGCAAGTCGAGACCTGAAATCCGGGATGCATTCTTCGCCTGCGTCAATCAATTTGATTTCAAAGTACGTGCAATTGTAGTTGAGAAAGAGAAAATCTATAGCGGACGCCTGAGATCGGACAAAGAGAGCTTCTATTCTTTCTTTGTGAAGTCCATGCTCAAGTTCGACAATGGGCTGCTGAAAAACGCCAAGGTTATTATTGACGGATCGGGAGACAAGGAGTTCAAGAAGGAACTCGGCGCATATCTCCGGCGGCATACCGGCGATGGCGCAATCCGACAGATCGCCTTCAGCAATTCCGCGAATGACCGGCTGATTCAATTGGCAGATATGTGCGCTGGGGCAATTGCCCGGTCCTACAAGCGCGACAAGGACGATGCCAGCCAGTGGCGCACCATGCTTGGCCGCAAGATCGAGGATGTATGGGATTTTCGTTGAGGGGGGTGCGCCCTGCCTCCCTAGATCAGCGAATGCTGAACACGCACGCCATCCGGCGACAATTCGGTAAGGCAGGGCGGCTTTTCAGGTTGGAATATAGGCAGGGCGCCTCAACTTGTCCACTGTCTGTTTGCCGCACGTAGCGCTGGTTTAACTGTCTGAGCCATCAGCGGTTCCGACCGGAAGAGCCTTCTTCAGCCTCACCCCCGGTCCACCCCCATTCTCAGGAATGAACTCGACGCCAGCGGCTTCGAGGGCTCTTCGGATGGCTTCTAGGGTGGCGGGAATTGGCTCTGCCCCAGCCTCGAACCGCGTGACGGTGCTGACGCCAACATTCGCTTCTCGTGCGAGATCACGCACTCCCCAGCCGAGAGCCGCGCGCGCCATTTTGGACTGAACCGCTGTAATCATGAGCACAATGTACTCACGTGAATACATGTTGACAAGCAGCGTTCTGTGAGCACACTGTAATCACGTGAAAACATACACTTCACGAAAACGGCCGCGCCAGGTGTGTGCAGCACCCAACGCGGCCTAGCCATCAACGCTATCGCTTACGGAGCAAGACATGTCTCTGGCTGAAACTGGATTTAGCACAAACCGCCCTGCCCTGTCTCGCCGAGCTTTCCTCACCGCCACCGGCTCAACCCTTGCCGGAACGGCCATTGTCGCCGCACCGCTGGTGATGGCGAAAGCTGCCGAGCCGCACCCTGACGCCGATCTTCTGGAGCTTGGACGCCAGTGGGAGGCGGCTGCGGCCGACTGTGACGCCCATGATCCGATCATGGAGGCGGCATGTGATCGGTATGGCGTCATGAGGCCGAAGCATCCGCCGGAGGGTGTCTTCTACCAAGAGAGTGATTACCGCCTCGCAATTCCCGCTCCGAAGGGACGGCTGGACGGCCGCTGGTGGTATGGCGGCCAAGCCGACGATCTTCGCGCCCGGTCTTTCCGTGACCCGAAGGCGCAGGCGCGCGTCAATGAGATTGTCGCGGCCTTCGATCAGTGGCGAGAGGGGATTCGGAAGGCCAGAGAGGCAAGCGGTCTTGCCGCTGCGGAGGCTGAAGACATGCGCCTCTCCAAGATCGAGACTGTTCCTCGCAAGCGCATCTTCGAGACGCCGGCCCGTGCCGATAATCAAGCTTTTTCCAAGGAGGAAAAAGCTGGTTGGGCGTGGACAGCGCCAGACAATTGCCCGGCTCCCGTTATCGGATGCCGGGCTGGGGCGGGATCGAGGAGTTGGAACGCGATCTCGCCAAAGCGGACGGCCCTCACAACGAGGCATTCGCCTGCGCTGTGGTGCGGGAATTGATGGCGCTGAACCAGAGAGCCGTTTGACCCAGTGGCCCGGTTTTCCACAGCCAAGAGAACCGGGCCAAAACTTTGCGGCTAATTCTTTCATTAATCCCTAAGTTTTCCGTTGACTTCCGGCGCGCCCGCGACAAGTATCGAAAATCGCGGGAACATCCCGGAGATTTTTGCGGAGAATGGCCAATGAAATTGAAGACCTTTTCCGCTCATCTCGTGACCTTGCTCAAGATGCCGATGAGCGAGTTCACCGAGCTTGAGCGCGCCCTGAAGGAACAGTCGGCTCATTTCGATCCTGAGAATGAGATCAACCAAGAGGTGCTCAAGCTGGCAGCCGAGAAAGGCGTTGGGCATGATCCTCAGCTTTTGAAGGGGAAGGCTGGCCCTGGGGGCGGTATCGAGCTTGATGCTTTTCGCGCCGCCTTTTTTCTCTTGGCCGTTGTGCTCAATGGGCCGCGCAAGGAGAGCGCCTACGCCACTTGGATGACGTGGCATCTCAACCAAGAAGGTTCGATCCTCTCCGGCATGGGTGACGATTGGCAGCCTACTTTCACCGTGTGCCCGCTGACCGGCCAGCATCTCTTTGGTGAGGCGCTGAAGGCGATTATCGAGGACGAAGGGCTCGCCCGCCGCGTCGATGAGATCAGGGTTTCTCCGAACCTCTCCGCAGAAATCCATTACGACCGCGGCAAGGTGTCGAGGTTCGAAAAGGGCTACCCCGCGTACCAGACCCTTTACCGCGTCGCGGTTCTCAATGGGCTCGTGCTCGTAGCCGTCTCCCAGCTTGTGCGGATGGAGGGCTAAGACATGGAGCTGCAAACCTCCCTCCCTCCTCGCCTCCGCAAACAGCGTTTCAACCCGCCCGAAGCGGCTGAGTATTTGATGGAGGCGCACGGCGTTTCCGTCGCTGTCGCCACTCTCAATAAGGCACGTTCAGTGGGTGGCGGCCCCAAATTCCAGAAGTTCGGGCGGGCCGTTCTTTACCGCCGCGAAGACCTCGATGCCTGGGCGATGGAGAAGCTGGGCACCCCTCTCACCAACACATCGGAGCGACAATAATGAGCTTGAAAACGGAAACTGCGACGGGCCTGGCCGCCCGTCGCAGCGAAAAGAATGCGGCACCGTCCAAAGTGCGCAAGCCCAATATGAACCACAAGATGACGCTGATGGCAATGCCCCGGTTCCGGCCGATCTGGAGCGATGATCGCCGTCATTTCCAAGGCTGGGAGCTGGCATGATCGAGCCTATTTTCTGTCAGATCCGGGCCATCAAGGCGATGATGGTCAACCACGATGACGACGAAATTCTTGCCGTCATCGATGCCCTGAAGGCGGCCGGGGATGATCTGCTTGATGAGCTGACGCGACGGGCGAACGCCCGCGCCCGTCATTCGGCCGGGCGGGCTCACATCGCAAGGCGCACCAATGATTTCCATGATGATCGAGGAGGGTGAGCATGGCGAAACGGACACCCGCCCCTCACGGTTCGCCTGCGGCTTCCTGCGAGTACATCGAGGAGATGGCCGCTCTGATTTGTCTCTACGGCGAAATGCTCCGCATGCATGCAACCGTCCCCGATATTACGGGGATGGGCTACCACTTGGACAAGCTGGTTGCCTACGTGCGTTCGGCCGCATTCGTCTACGACGACCTGAAGAAATTCATGGTCGAGAAAGCCGAGGATAATCGTGCGGCTTGAGCGACATGATCGTTTCGCGGATGTGCCCGCTCCCATGGGCGCATCTACTCCGAATGGCTCCATGCAGGACCATGACGAGCATCCGCCCGCCGAGAAGCCAGCAAAAGCTGCAAAGCGAGAATGGCCGTTTCGCGTCACTGAACGCGGCGTGGAAAAGAAGGTCCAGACGAAAGACCGAGACCTCGGCATCACAACCGAGGAGTGGCGCTGGTTCGCCTCGCCGCTCGAAGTGATCGCGGACACCCGCTCTTCCGAAAACGAGGATTGGGGGAGGCTTCTGCAGATTACCGACCGCGACGGTCGCGTGAAAACCTGGGCGATGCCCATGGCGATGCTGGCCGGCGATGGCAACGCCTACCGGGAGCGGCTGCTTTCCCTTGGTTTGGTCCTGAGCCACGGCAAGTTCGCGCGTGAGGCGCTGCATGAGTACATCAGCACCGCCCGGCCCGGTGCGAAAGCGCGATGCGTCGGCCGCGTCGGCTGGCACGGCCGCGCCTTCGTCTTCAGCAACCAGACTTTGGAGTTGAACAATGGGTGAGCGGGTTATTCTGCAAACCAATGGCGCGGTCGATCATGCCTTGCGCGAATCCGGCACGCTGGAGAGCTGGCAAGAACAGGTCGGCCGCCTCGCTGTCGGCAACTCCCGCCTGGTGCTGGCACTCTCGACCGCCTTCGCCGCGCCACTGCTTTATCCGACCGGCGCGGAGAGCGGCGGGTTTCACTTCCGAGGCGCTTCGTCCACAGGCAAGAGCACCGCGCTCGTGGTGGCCGGCTCTGCCTGGGGTGGCGGCGGCATTCGAGGATATGTGCGCACCTGGCGCGCAACTTCGAACGGGCTCGAAGGCGTGGCGGCGATGCACTGCGACTGCCTTCTTTGTCTCGATGAAATGGGCCAGGTTGACGGCCGCGATGCCGGGCAGATCGCCTATATGCTGGCGAACGGGGTTGGCAAGGCGCGCGCCACGCGAAGCGGAGAAGCCCGCCCACCGGCTGAGTGGCGCTTGCTCTTCCTGTCGAGCGGTGAGCTGAGCCTTGCCGACAAGATCGCGGAGGATGGTCGCGGCCGAAAAGTGGCCGCCGGACAGCAAGTGCGGATCGTGGACATTCCCGCCGACGCGGGCGCGGGGCTCGGCCTCTTCGAGAACCTTCACGGCTTCCCCTCGGCCGATGCATTCGCCCGGCACCTGAAAATGGCGGCGGGCGAGCACTACGGCCATCCCAGCCGGACGTTTGTGCGCACGCTGGTGGACAACTTCGATGCCATCGCGCCAGCCGTCAAAGGCTACATAGACGAGTTTCTTGCTGAGAACTGCCCGCCCGGCGCGGACGGCCAGGTCAGCCGTGTGGCCGCCCGCTTCGGATTGGTGGCGGCCGGTGGCGAGATGGCGACGACGGCCGGCGTTCTGCCTTGGACGCCGGGAGAGGCGACAAAGGCGGCCGCCCGGTGCTTTCAGGACTGGCTTGCCGCACGTGGTGGCGTGGAGCCGGCCGAGGAGCGTGAGGCGATTGCCGCCGTCCGGCGCTTCATTGAGTTGCACGGCATGTCCCGTTTCGAGCCGATGGGTGAGCTGGTCCCGACGGATAGCGTCGGAAGCCCTATCGAGGTGCGGATCAACAACCGGGCTGGTTTCCGGCGGCGGGCTGCCAACGGTGGAACGGAATATCTGGTGATGCCGGAGGCGTGGCGCACGGAAGTCTGTGCGGGCATGGACGCCGGAGCTGTCGCGAAGGCCCTGCATCAGCGCGGCTATCTCATTACCGGCGGCGACGGCAAGCCACAGGTAAAGACCCGGTTGCCGCACATCGCGAGCCCGGTGCGCTGCTACATCGTCAGCTCCGACATTCTCGGGGAGCCTGAGCCGGTTTCCTATGCCGAGAGGGATTTCGGTTGATGCCTGACCTTAGCCGCTTTGCAGCCTTCGCCCGGAAGGAACGGTCTGTTCCCCATGTTCCCCACGCCACTACGGTGAGGGGAACAGAGGAGGGAACAGGAAAAAGCAATTATTCTCAATGCCTTATCTATTCTGTTCCCCGTGTTCCCCATGTTCCCCGCCGAAACGATAATGGCTGGGACGAAAACGACTGGCGGATGGCCTTCGAGGAGCGGGCGGCGATCCTTGAATATGATGGCGGACACTCACGACAGGAAGCCGAGCGTCTAGCACGAGAAGAGATTGATAGAATGCGCGCAAACTCCTGAAATTGCGTTACAATTCCAGCATATTTAAGACGCCTCTACTTGCTTCGTTTGCTTTGACTTACTTCGAATTGGGCCGATCTTCGCCTTGTAACGCGCAAGGCGACAATGATCGAAAAGCTCAAAAGTCTGTTTCGACCTGAAACAAAATCTTCCCTGGCCAACCCCTCGGCCGAGCTGCTTGCTCTGTTCGGAGCATCCCCGACCGCATCCGGCACCGTTGTCACCCCTGAGAGCGCGATGCGCTGCGCGACGGTTTATGCCAGCGTGAAGGTGATTGCCGAGAGCGTCGCTCAACTCCCGCTGCACCTCTACCGCCGCACCGAAGACGGCGGGAAGGAACGGGCCGCCGATCATCCCCTTTCCGAACTGCTGCACGATCAGCCGAACGAGTGGACTTCGAGCTTCGAGTTCCGATTGTTCATGCAGACGGCCCTTTGCCTGCACGGCAACGCCTATGCCTTCATCAACCGGACGAACGGCCGGATCTTCGAGCTTATCCCTATCCCGTCGCCGTGCGTGACCGTCGAAGTCGATCCGGTGACGATGGAGCCTTCCTATAAGGTTTCGTCCGGTGATGGCGGCCAGCGCGTCTATGACCGAACCGAAATCTTCCATCTGAAGACGCTGGGCACGTCACCGCATATCGGCCTTTCGCCCATCTCTCAGATGCGGGAGGCCATCGGCCTGGCGCTGGTGATGGAGGAACACGGCGCGCGCCTCTTCAGCAATGGGGCGCGGCCGAGCGGTGTCTTCAAATACGGCAAGATGGTTGGACCGGACTTAGCCAAGCGCCTGCGGGAGAGCTTCAACGCGGCTCACGCCGGAGGCCCGAACAGCGGCCGAACGCTGATCCTCGAAGACGGCATGGACTTTCAGGCGCTTCAGTTCACGTCTGTGGATCTTCAGTTTCTAGAGCTGCGGCGGCACCAAATTGCGGAGATCGCGCGTGGCTTCCGCATTCCGCTTCATCTGCTTCAAGAGCTTGAGCGCGCCACGCACAACAATGCCGAGAGCATGGGACAACAGTTCTTGTCCCTCACCCTCCTGCCCTGGCTGAAGCTCTGGGAAGGAGCAATCCGCCGCTCGCTTCTGACGGCTGAAGAGCGCCGCGAATACTATGCCGAGTTCCTGGCCGATGACCTGGCGCGGGCCGATCTTGCCGCCCGCTTCGAAGCTTATGCCAAGGCCGTCACGAACGGCATTCTCAACCCGAACGAAGTCAGGGCCGCCGAGAACCGTGCGCCCTATCCCGGCGGCGATCAATTCCGCCTGCCGATGAACACCGAAGACGCCAGCAAGCCGGGGAACGAGTGATGGAACACCTCACGCTCGAAGTGAAGTTTGCAACCGGCGATGCCGGGCTTGTCTCCGGTTATGCATCCCTCTTCGGCCGGCCTGCCGATTACGTGAACGACGTGATCGAGCCCGGAGCCTTCACGGCCTCTCTGTCGGCTCACGACGCGAGCGGCACCATGCCTCTCATGTTGCGGGAGCACAAAGGCGAGCCCATCGGTGAATGGCTGGAGATCGAGGAAGACGAGATCGGGCTTCGGGTGAAGGGCCGGCTGGACCTCAACACGCCCGGCGGTCGCGAAGTCTATGAGCAAGCCCGCGCGGGCCGGATTGATGGCCTGTCCATCGGCTACCGCGCCGTGAAGGCGGATCGCGGACAGGACGGCACCCGCACACTCCTAGAGATCGAATTGCACGAAATCAGCTTGGTTCGGCGTCCCGCGTCGAGCCGGGCGCGCGTGCTTTCAGTGAAGTCGGCTCCGGCCGGCACCACCGCCGCGAAGGGCGCGGCATCATCCAAGAGGACGACCATGGAAAAGAAGGAAACCGCGTCCGGCGGTAACTCGGGCAATGAGAGCGTCGCGGCTATCAGCGAGCGCGTTGATGGCCTGGCAGAGACCGTTTCGGCCATCGACACCCGCCTGACGGCGGTGGAGGAGAAGGTTGGCTCGGTCAAATCCGTTGCCGACCGGATCGAAGCCAAGCTCAACCGGCCCGGCGCGACCACTGAGACGAAGGCGGCACCGGAGAAGATCGAGGTAAAGGCGTTTCATGCTTTCCTCCGGCGCGGCATCGAGCGGATGGAAGCGGACGAGGTGAAGACCCTCACCGTCGCCAACGATCCTTCGGCCGGCTACCTCGCTCCGCCGGAGTTCGGCACCGAACTCTTCAAGAACATGGTCGAGTTCTCGCCCATCCGACAGTATGCCCGCGTGGTGCAGATCACCGGCCCGGAGATCCGCTATCCGCGCCGCGTGTCCGGCACGACCGCCTATTGGGTGGACGAGATCGAGGATCGCACCGGCTCTGAGCCGACCTTCGAGCAAGTGACGCTCACGCCCTGGGAGCTGGCGACCTTCACGGAAGTGTCGAACCAGTTGCTTGAGGACAACGCCTACAACCTGGAGCAAGAGCTTCGCCTCGACTATGCCGAGAGCTTCGGCCGGAAAGAGAGCGCCGCTTTCGTTGCCGGAACGGGCGTGAAACAGCCGAAAGGCGTTCTTCAGGCTGCGGGTGTTGCCGAGATCGTCTCCGGCAAGGCTGACGGCTTCGCGGCGACCGATCCGGCTGACGCCCTGATCCGCATGTATCACGCACTGCCGACAGCTTATGCCCAGCGCGGCGCGTGGCTCATGAACCGCAACACCATGGGCCTGATGCGCCTGTGGAAGGATGGACAGGGCCGTTACCTCCTGAATGAGCCGATCACCGAAGGCGCTCCGATGACGCTTCTCGGCCGCCCCGTCATTGAGGCGGTGGATATGCCCGATGTCGCGGCGAACGCCTTCCCTGTCGTGTTCGGTGATTGGAGTGGCTACCGGATCGTGGACCGCATTGGCCTTTCGATCCTGCGCGATCCTTACACCCGCGCCCGCAATGGCATCACCACGTTCCATGCTCGCAAGCGCGTGGGCGGTGACGTGACCCATCCCGACAAGTTCGTGAAGCTCAAGGTGGCGGCCTAACGGCCGCCTCCTCTTTCGGAGGGCACCGACATGCGCGACATGCGGAACAGCATCAAAATCGTGCCGGTGGTTGAGCCTGGGGTCTACTCCGGCAAGGCCAACGGCGCGACCGTGGACACGGCGGGTTTCGACTCGCTCACGTTCGCCATCGTCATAGCTGAGGGTGGCAAGGCCAGCGGCTTCGAGGTTGCTGTGGAGCACAGTGACGACGGCAAGGAATGGGAGCTTGTCCGGCCTGACAACGTGCTGGGTGAAGTCGAGAGCGGTGAACCGTTCGGCTACACCGGCGGCACGACAGGCCAGCGGCGCTATGTGCGCCTGTCCCTCTCCCCGAAGGGCAAGAGCACCAAGGGTACAGGTTTAGCCGTGATGGCCATTCTCGGCCATCGGCGCGGAGCTTAGGGCGGCAGTCTTTGAGGCCGATGCGATCAGGCCAACACCGAAAAGTCACCTCCCCGCCGCCCGAAGCGATCTGTTCGAAGGGGTCAAGGTGACGAGATCGCAAGAGGGGCCGGGGAGGCGATACCCGGTCCCTCGCATCATTCTGAGAGGATACGATGAGGCTAACGCTGATCACCCCGCCGGCCGTCGATCCGGTCACACTCGATGAGGTGAAGGATCACCTTCGCATCACGCAAGACTTCGAGGACGCCCTGCTCACGGACTTCATCCGCACGGCCACGCAAAAGCTGGATGGCCGTTATGGTCTGCTTGGCCGCTGCCTGATCAATCAGACCTGGCGCCTGTCGCTCGATCGCTTCAGCCGTGAAATCGTCCTGCCCTTCCCTCCTGTGCAGGCTGTGAGCCGGATCTACTACCTCGGCCACGATGGCGAAGAGGTTGACGTGACCGCCACAAATTACCGCGTCTCCGGTCTGTCCGGCTTTGACGGCACGACGATCCGCGCGGCGCGCGGACTGTCCTGGCCTGAGACTTACGACACCGAGAGCGCGTTCATCGAGTTCACGGCGGGCTTTGGTGCGACGCCGGCCGATGTGCCTGAGCCGATCCGAACGGCCATCAAAATGCACGTGGGCCACCTCTATGCGAACCGGGAAAGCGTCACTCTCGGCTCCGGCTTCATCACCGAGACGCCGCACGGCTACGAAGACCTGATCCGCGATTACCGAGTGTTGGGGTTCTGATCATGCGCGCGGGCATCATGGATCGGCGCATCACGGTTCAGCACTACACGACCGTGGACGATGGATATGGCAACGAAATCCCGACCTGGGCCGATCTGGCTACTGTGTGGGCTTCGGTCCAACAGGAAAGCGGCCGGGAGTTCATTCAGGCATCCGCCATCACGCCGGAACGCCGGGTTGTCTTCCGCACACGCTGGATGGACGGCATCACGACCACTCACCGCGTGATCTATGAGGGACGCCAGCACGACGTTCATCAGGTGCGTGAGATCGGACGGCGTGAAGGGCTTGAGCTTCACACGACGGCAACAGGTGCCTAATGCCCTGGTCCGCTCCGAAGCATTGTCCGGCTGGACACCCGCCCTTCCGTGATCGGCGCTGCCCTGTCTGTGCTGCCGCCTCGAAAGCTGCGGCCGATGCCCGCCGTCCCTCCGCCCGCGCGCGTGGTTATGACAGCAAGTGGGAAAAGGAGAGCAAGGCGTTTCTCGCTCTTCCTCAGAACCGCTTCTGTGCCTGCGGCTGCGGACAGCTTGCCGATATGGTTGATCACAAGATAGCTGCCAAAGGTGACAAGCGCCTGTTTTGGGACCGCTCCAACTGGCAACCCTACAACCGCCGCTGCAACAGCCGGAAGGCGGTTCGGGAGGAAGGCGCGTTCGGCAACTCCATCACCATGGGGAGGGCGGGTTTTGAATTTTGACCGAAACCCCACGGACCGACGCCCCCATCTTGCGCGCAATCTCTTCGAAAATGGGAGTTTTCTGAAATGAAGGGCCGCAAGCCGAAGCTGGCCGTGATCGAAGGCGGGTTTTCACCCGGCCGCTGCCCGGCCGCGCCCGCATGGTTCACCCCTCAAGCGAAGGCAGAGTGGAAGCGGGCCGCACCACAGCTCCATGGCCGGAAACTGCTGTCATCCGACACGCTCGCCACCCTCGAAAGCTACTGCGTGGCCGTGGGTGTGGTTCGTGAATGCGAAGAAATCATGGGCCGGGACGGTCGCATAATCGAGAGCGAGGACGGTCCGAAGCCGCACCCCGCATTCAAGATGCAAAGCGCCGCGATGCGCGAAGCCCGCCTGTTGGCCGCTGAGTTGGGACTAACCCCGCACCGACGCGGCATGAAAAGCAAAGACGAAGGGAAACAAGACGATGGCTGGGAGTCCGATCTTCTCGCCTGATCCGGCGCTTTATCCTGATCCGACCGGCAGGGCTGACCGTATTTGCCGCTTCATCCGGCGGCTGAAACTTTGGGAGGGCGACTTTGCCGGACGGCCTTTCCACCTCCACGACTTTCAGGAAGCTATTGTTCGGCGCATCTATGGGCCGAGTACCGACGACGGCGCGCGCCTGGTGCGGATCGCCTGCATCTGGATACCGCGCGGCAACGCAAAAACGACCTTGGCGGCCGGGCTTGGCCTCGCTCACTTCCTGGGCCCGGAGGCGGAGGCCGGCGGACAGGTTGTCATCGCCGCCGCGGATCGGGAGAACGCCGGCATCGCCTTCAATTCGGCCCATCAATTCGTTCTGCAGGATGATACCCTCTCCTCTCGGGTTCGGGCCATCGAGAGCCGGAAAACCCTCGGTCATCCGAAGACGAAGAGCACCCTAAAAGCTATCTCGAGCGAGGCTTATTCGAAGCACGGCCTGAACGTGTCGTTCTTCCTGGCCGATGAGGTTCACGCTTGGCCGCTGGGCGAAGGCCGCAAGCTCTTCAAGACCGTCACCGACTCCATGGTGAAGCGGTCGCACCCTCTCACCGTGATCATCTCCACGGCCGGCGAAGGACAGGGCGGCCTTGCCTGGGACTTGTGGCAGTACTCGCATAAGGTGGCGTCCGGTGAGATCGAAGACCCGACCTTTGCGCCGATCATCTTCGCGGCTCCACCTGAAGCGGACTGGCGCGATGAAAGCGCCTGGCGCATGGCCAACCCTGCGATTGCCGCCGGCTTCTGCTCCCTCGAAGAACTGCGCATCAAGGCGCGACGGATCGAGCACTTCCCGGCCGAGATCGCAGACTTTCGCCGCTTTCACCTCGATCAGTGGCAGGAAGGCGCGGCAAACCCCTGGCTTTCGCTCGAAGTCTATGACGCGGCCGAACCGATGACGCCGGTTGAGGATCTGGCCGGGCGGCCGTGCTGGGTTGGCGTGGATCTGTCGAGCGTGGAAGACCTGACGGCCGTGGTTGCCGTCTTCCCCGATGGTGACGAGGAGGGCCGCCGCTATGACGTGCTGCCGATGTTCTTCCTGCCCGAAGCCGGGTTGGCGAAGAAGGCCGAGAAGGATCAGGCCGATTATCTGCGCTGGAAGGAAGCCGGGTTCCTGACTGTGACCGAAGGCAACGTGGTAGACCATGCCGCCATCGTGGATCACGTGGTTGAGCTGGGCACGAAATACGGGGTTCAGGAAATCGCTATCGACCGCTGGAACTCGACCGCCGTGAACACGGCCCTTCAGGAAGAGGGCTTCACGATCAACCAGTTTGGGCAGGGCTTCGCCAGCATGGCCGCGCCTGTGAAGGAGTTGAAGCGGGCAATCCTGTCCGGCCACTTCCGACATGGCGGCAACCCGCTCCTGCGCATGTGCTTCGGCAATGTGGTTGCGGACAAGGACGCTGCCGAAAACGAGAAGTTCACCAAGGAGCGGGCGCGCGGCCGGATCGATGGAGCTGTTGCCGCTGCCATGGCTGTGGGCCGCATCCTGGCGAACGAAAACGGGCCGTCACCCTATGAGACGCAACGGCCTGAAGGCTTCCTGTTCATCTGAGGAGAGAGCAATGAACACTGTGACGATCACCGGACTGAACCGGGTGAGCAAGCCGAAGCCGAACCGGGCCGGGTTCACGATCCTGGCGTTCTTCGATTGCGAGGCGGGCGGGTTCGCCCTTCAGGGCTGCGCTCTGGTTCGGACACCGAAAGATGGCTTGGTTGCTTGGCCGCCGAAGCTGGACGGTCCCGAAGGAATGCGCCGCTCCGTCGCTATCCGAGATGATTCGCTCCGCCATGCGATCATGCTTCACGCTCGCGAAGCCTATCGGGCCTTGGGCGGCCGGGATGCCGAGTGGATCGGGCGATCTATCCCGATGGGACCGCGCGCCGAGATCGAACCGGAGCAAAATGACGCGGCCACGATTGATGAAGGTCTTCAACGGTTCCTAGGAACTGTCTGACCGCTGGTAAGGAACAGCGATCAGAGCTGGCAGAATGCGATAGTATTATCCCCACTATAGGGAGAATAAATCCTAATCTGCCACCCGGGATCGAAGGTCATTCCCTTTTGCCTCGCAAGTGCGGCGACCTGCACGCAAAGTTTTCTAGCTTCCCCAGAAGTCATATCGATCTTGACATCAACTGAGGAGTTCCACCCGGAAACGCTACACTTAGAGCTTGTTAGGCCCGTTCCGTCAAATACAGCACAAAGCCTGTAGGCATTATCGACGGACGTACCTGAATCCGCCAGACACGGACTTGCCGTCACGGTCGCTGTGACCGCAACAGCCAGAATATTCAACTTCATGACAGTTTAGCCTCCAAAGAAGACTTCGATCCTACCGGATGGGGGAATTGGGCATCAATGCTACTTACGAACGAAGCGATAAAATCCGCTGTTTGGTGACTATATGGTGACACCGGCTTTATCGCCCTGTCGCCTTAAACCGCTAAGTCTTTGAGAAGATTGGCGCACCCGACAGGATTCGAACCTGTGACCTCTGCCTTCGGAGGGCAGCGCTCTATCCAGCTGAGCTACGGGTGCTGGGCCGAAGCGGGCGCAAACTAGCCCAGCTTCGGCCTTCCTGCAATCGGGGATTGACGCTCTTCCCCGACGATC